TTTGAGAACAATAACGAGATTCTGTGCTTGTCTTTGGTCGACATTTATGACAAATATACGCGCTATAGACGCGACCACGCTATCATCGGAGAGGTACTTTCCTACAGCCAATTTAAACAGCAGCTTAAGAAAAGCACGTTCTTCGTTGAGAATAACCGCTCAAAACGTCTCAAAAACGGCGTTAAAACGGTGTGGGTGGTAGACTATGTAACTATGTCCCGGCGCTGTGACGTTTCCGGGTTCATCCGGGAAAGTCCCGATGCAGAGCCAACCGAGCCGCTGCTGGGCGCTCCCGCACTCTCTTAATTTTGTAATTTGTAATGAAGTAATTAGAAATATAGTAGGTATGTGTGAGAGTTGGCTGTTGTTATCGCGTGCGCGTGTGTGTGCGTATATATAAGCAGACCTATAAAAACACAGTGACAACATACAAAATTACACTCCCATAGAAGTTTGTGCATTCTGACGGTAGGGGGGCTGTTCTCCTCTGTGCTTATCCATTTGTGCAACGCGCATGGGTCGCGCGTGAGAGTCCGCAAATTCAAGCCAGCTTGTCGCGTTATCAAAGATATTCGTTCTCGGGAACCGCATGACTAAGGGGTTTCCGGGAGCATTTTTCTGATTTCTTGGGCATCTCTTGAAAAGAATCAGAGGCTTTCAAGTTTGTCCGGGGATTTGGAAATATTCCGGGGTGCGGGGGAAATCGGCGGCGCGGACAGGTTGTTCGCGCATCATCCGGCCAAAATCGGCGCGTAATTCGGACAAACCGGCGAGGCATATATTGTTTTGATGAGGCGGTGATTGGCATGGGAAATGGTCACGGTGGCGCTCGTCCGGGGTCGGGGCGCAAAAAGAAACCGCTGGCGGATAAGCTGATGGAAGGCAACCCCGGCAAGCGACCGAACAAGGTGCTGGGCTTTGCCGAGGGGCTTCCCCATGATATGGAACCGCCGGAATATTTGGAAGATTTCGCCGGTTTCGACATCGAGCCGGATGTGAACGAGTTCTATCGAAGCACGGTCAAGTGGCTGGAGCGCACCGGTTGTCTGCACCTCATAAACCCTGATTTTATCGCGGAATATGCGATGCTCAAGACGCGCTGGCTGGAATGCGAATTTATCGTGGGTAGTTTGTTCACGCACCACAGAATATCTATGGCAACCGCAAGCGCCGACATGGGGCTGAAATATCTCAAGCAAGCGGATGCGGCGTGGGCGAAGATTTGGGCGATTGTCGCGCAGAACTGCGAATATAATCTCGGTGGCGAGAATCCCAACGCTGAAATTATGGCCGCGCTGTTGAGCGCGAAACCGGAGTGATTATTATGCCGTGGAAATCGAAGCGACCGTGTGGTAGGCCGGGATGCCGGGAGTTAGTTGAGGCCGGTGCGCGGTATTGCCCACAGCACAAGCCGACACGAAACTATGACGCATCGCACTATAATTATCGTTGGCGCAAACTGCGGGCGATGTATTTGGCGAAGAATCCCCTCTGTGCTGAATGTGAGAAAGCCGGTCGGCTGACACCGGCCACCGAAGTTCACCACATCGTTGCTATTGCAGACGGTGGCTCCGACCGGGACGAGAACCTGCAACCCCTGTGCAAATCATGCCATTCCAGAAAAACAGCGAAGGAGAGTCGCTTTGGCTGGTGAGTTCATATATTCCCCGACACGGTTCATGGAGCCGGATTCGCGCTACAATGAGAAAAAGGCCGACCATGCCGTTGCTTTCATTGAGCAGCTAAAGCATATCAAGACATCGGAATGGGCGGGGAAGCCATTTAAGCTTCTGCCGTGGCAAGAACAGATAATCCGGGATATCTTTGGCATAGTGAAGCCGAATGGTGCACGGCAGTTCCGGCATTGCTTTGTCGAGGTGCCCAAGAAGAGTGGCAAATCCGAACTTGCGGCAGCTGTGGCGCTGTATTTGCTCTGCGCTGATCAGGAACAGGGCGCAGAAATATATTCAGTCGCGAACGACCGGGAACAGGCGGCTATTGTGTTCAACCTCGCCCAGCAGATGGCACAGGATAATCCTATTATTCGCAAACTTTGCAAGTTTGTTGATTCGCGAAAGCGGATTATATTCAAACCCACAAACTCATTTTACGCCGCAATCTCATCCGAAGTCAAGAACAAATATGGGCTGAATTGCCACGGCGTTATTTTCGATGAACTGCTTGGCCAGACCGAGCGCAAACTGTACGATACGATGACCATAGGCTCCGGCTCGGCTCGGCGGCAACCGCTTAACTTTGTTATCACAACGGCAGGGCAAGATCGGAATAGCATTTGCTACGAAGAACATTGCTATGCGCTGGATTTGTTGCAAGGCCGTAAAATTGATCCGAGCTATTACCCGGTAGTGTTTGCGGCACGCGATGATGAGGAATGGACTGATCCGGCAGTCTGGAAGCGGGTAAATCCGTCATTTGGCATCACCGTACCGGAGGATTTTTATCACAGCTTTGTTAATCGGGCAAAGACGAATGTTGCGCTGGAATCGGAGTTCCGGCAGTTTTATCTGAATCAGTGGCTGAACTCAGCCAAGCGCTGGTTGCCGATGGATAAATACGACAAAGGTAATACGCCGATTGATTTGGAGAAGCTGAAAGGCCGACCGTGTTATGGCGGCTTGGATTTGGCTTCCACTGATGATATTGCGGCTTTTGTGTTGGTGTTTCCACCGGATGAAATGAACGGCGAATACCACGTTCTGCCGTTCTTCTGGATTCCCGAGGAGAACATGCATCAGCGTGTGAAGAATCATCGTGTGCCTTATGCGCAGTGGGCGCGGGATGGGCATTTGGAAACGACCGAGGGGAATATAATCTATTACGATTTTATTGAGCGGAAGGTTGCGGAATTGGGTAAGATTTATAACATCCGTGAAATCTCTTATGACCGGTGGGGTGCAGAGCAGATGTCGCAAAACCTGAAGGCGAATGGATTTGAAATGGTGGACTTTGGGCAGGGGTTTCAAAGCATTTCGCAGCCTTCAAAAGAATTGCACCGGCTAGTTTTGGATGAGCGGTTGATACATGGCGGGCATCCGGTTTTGCGCTGGATGTTCGAGAATGTGTACATCGAAACCGATGCGGCGGCGAACATAAAGCCGAGCAAGAAGAAAAGCCGGGAGAAGATTGATGGGGCGGTTGCGACCATAATGGCGCTTGACCGGGCGATAATCCGGGAAGATGAGAAAAAGGGCAAAGGTGGGATTGTGGTTTATGATGCTGATACGGATACTATAACGCGCAACGGCGAAGTAATTGACGCGCCGGTGGTGCGCGAAAGTGATACCGACCGGCGGCGTAGGATTGAGCGCGAGGCTATGTTTGGGGATGGTTTGTAAAGATTACGCTAAATTGCTGCATCCATATGCTATTGATCGTTAGATACATACCATTCTGAATTTGAGTATGTTATTTTGACATCACCCTCTAATTGCAGTGATTCAATCAATTCTTTTAATTGCTCTAATCCGTTTGACACCGTAGATATTTCGTCTGACTTAATACATAAATCTATAGTTATATTTGCACACCCTTTTGTTTTTACTTTTAGAATGTTATGGAACATAATGCTTAAAGGATTATGTATACAATTTTCAAGAAGTCGCGGTGTTTTTTCCACCATAAATTTCAATAAATCATATACCGCGCTTCCTATTGTCCCGGCCAGAATAGGATTCGAAATTAGTTGATGGATTATTATTGTTGAAGCTATCCAAACTTCCCCTAGATCGGCCCCTGAAGGAAAGCTTCTGTAGCAACCTTTTATACTGCGGATATCTAGAGAAGAGTAGGCATCCTCATCCACACTTATTATGTCCCTCAAAACCACAACATCATAATGCGTTGCATTGATCATAACTTCAACATCTTGAATATATCTAGTCATAACTGGAGTCCCCTTTTTGCAAGTTGACGTGTCTATAGAATCTTAGGAACCGCGATTGATGATGCTCTTTTGTACCCATGTATTGTTGGTTGATTAGTTCACCAAACGGAGCTATCATGTGACTGCAACAAGGCGCAACGCCTTAAAAAAAGGAGGATGTCACATGTCTAAGAAAACAACAAAACCGGAACTGCTCACAATCGAAATGCCGCTAGATGGGCTCTCGTCGGAAAAGCTGGATAACTTGCAAAAGCTAATTGACAGCAAGGCAACGCTGATCAAAAAAGCGATTGGCGCGGAAGAGCTACCCATTCAAATCCTTGATAACAAGATTGCGTTTCCGTGGTTTTCGCCAGACCTTCCCGCCGAGGAAATACAGGCATACAGCCAGTTCATCGCGGCGCTTTGCGATACCGCCAAGAAAAAGGTGCGGGTGGTGGCACGGCCACAAGAGGTTTTTGAAAACGAAAAGTTCGCAATGCGCGTATTCGGCATTGGTTTGGGACTTAAGGGTGCAGAGTATTTACTGTGCAGAAAGCTGATGAGCCGCAACCTCTCGGGGGACGGTTCATGGCGATACACCAAACCGGAAAAGGGTGAACCGAGGCCACGCCGAGAAAGAGTTCAGAGGGATGTAATCTCCATACGCCTAACTCCGGACACTTTGGAGAAGTTGGCAATCCTCGCTGCCCAAAAGGATGAGCGCACCAGCCGGAATATGCTGATTGAGGGGATAATCGAGGGCTTCGTCAGCGCCACTTTTCCCGCTGAGGAACCGGGGGAAACCGCCGCGCCGGTACAAGTGCCGGAAGCCTCCGAACCCGCGCTGGACGAGGCATAATCTCGCGCCACGACGCATACATTGGTACAAGCCGAGCCGCCGCAAGGCGGCTTGTTACGTTGAGGTGCTTATGGGTATATTTAGTCGCCTGTTCAAACGCGCAACGCCGCAAAACAGCCTCACCACCAGCCGACCATTTTTCTTTGGTCGCGCATCTGCCGATGTGTCTGTCAACGAGCGCACCGCCATGCAGACTACTGCCGTGTATGCCTGTGTGCGCGTGATCTCCGAGACGATTGCCAGCTTGCCGCTGCACCTGTATCGCTACGAGGGCAACGGTTCATTGATCGAATCAGCGCACCCGCTTTACGATATACTCCACACTGTGCCAAATCCCGAAATGACCAGCTTTATCTGGCGGGAAACGCTGATGAGCCATCTGCTACTTTATGGCAACGCTTATGCGCAAATCATCCGGGATGGCACTGGCCGGGTGAAGTATTTGTATCCGCTGCTACCTAACAAGATGGACGTTTGGCGCGATGATGCCGGGGAAATTTACTACACATATTATCGCGATTCCGATGAAACTCGGTCTCAGGATAAAAGCGGTGGTGTCACCTTGCGCCGTGAAGATGTGTTGCACATTCCCGGTCTCAGCTTCGATGGGCTTGTGGGTTATTCGCCCATCGCCCTTGCTCGGAACGCCATCGGCATGTCTATTGCTGCTGAGAATTATGGTGCCACATTCTTTGCAAACGGCGCCAACCCCGGCGGCGTACTTGAGCACCCCGGTACATTCAATGATCCCGCCAAAATTCGGGACACTTGGGAATCCATTTATCGCGGGAAGGGTGCTAACCGGATCGCGGTGCTGGAAGAAGGGTTGAAGTTCCACACGGTGGGCATTCCACCGGATCAGGCGCAGTTTTTGGAAACGCGCCGGTTTCAGTTAAA